CTTAACATACTCGCACTCAATGCCTTCTGCATTTCGTTCTCTGCAAATATGTTGCTTCTTTACTTCAAACTCTTTCTCAGCATAGCGACCATTATCTTCTGCCCACTGATTTTTTAACTTATCCCTTTCTAGGTTGTCGAAGTGCCATTGTTGTGTCGGCGTCTTAAACTTTTCGATATTTGGGTTGCAATGCCAATAATCGCCATCTACTTCAATTAGAATTTTTCTACCTTTAATTTTAAAGTCATATAATGCTTTAATTTCCTGAACGTAAAATTGTTCGATATAGTTGACGCCTATACCATCTAATATTTCTTTAAAAACCTTTTCTAAGTTTGAACTATACCCTAATCCATTAGCAATTATATATTGCATTCGCCGTTCCCGCTGTTGAAGTCGATGCTCCCTGTCACTCCAATATTTCTTTCTATCTGCTTGAATTTTTGCTACATGTTCAGGAGATTTCTTTTTACTAGTTAACTTTTCTGAAATTTTCTTTCTCCGTTCTGGGGTACGAGCAGCTTCTATACACGCAGTCATTTGTTCTTCAGTTTTAGCAACTCCTTTATTCCATTGTTTGCGAGCCCCGGATGCAAATTGTTCTCGTCTGGTATTTGAAGACTTTTCAATTCCTTCTTTTGTGTAAAAACCTCCGGTCATTCGAGCTTTATGTCCTCGAATATATTCTCCGAACCCAAATGTAGAAAAATAATTTAATTGTTGTCCACACCCACATTTACAGACAGGCCATATACCATTTAAATTAACATTAACATAAGTTTGTGCACTTGAAATTTTGTGTGTTCGAGAATTGTGATTTTGTAAACCTTTCAAGGTATCAAATTCTCGATTGCAATCATTACATGTAAATTTAGTCATAAAAAAATTCCTTATATAAATAAATATAAGGAATTCTTTTGAAACGTTAAAATATAATTAAGTATTTTTACTAAAAATTTCTAGAATTGTAATATTGCATAATCATATTTAAGCGTAAGCTGTATATTTACCGCATCTTCCGTACTCCAATCCATATCACCGAAGTTCGCATCGCCAATATACGCTCCTTTCAGCGTCCATTCTTCAACTTTGTCTCCTACTGGACCTAGAGTATTAAATGTAATGTCTTTTTTGTAAAAGTCGGAGTATCCATTTCTACCTGTAACAGATTCATGTCCTAAACGAATCCATTCCATTACTGCTTGAGCACCAGAAGGAACTACAGGATCATATAACGTAATAGAAACATCATTCCATCTTCCTTTTCCTTTAAGCTTACGCTCGATGTTAATATGATCGAGAACAACGTCCCCGAAAGTAATTCCAGGACGATTTGCAGCTTTGATCAAATAAGCCGGAATTCCTTCAATGTACATGATGAATCGATTAGCGACTTTTGGTTCAAATGCCGTAAACATTATTTCTGACGGGTCTAATAATTCTGCCATAATTTAGTTGTTTATATTGTTAAATGATTAATTTAATATAAATATCATATGATTAAAAAAATATTAGGTATTACAAATTATTTTACTTATATTATCTAATTCTTTATAATTATTATTATATTTGAACCGAAATTAACTATGCCAAGAACTAAAAGTCAACGAGAAATACGTAAATGTAAAATGTGTGCAACTACGTTTGAATGTTTACCTACACATTCAAAAATATATTGTTGCAAAAAATGCGCTAATGCCGATCCTGAAGTGAAGGATAAACAACGTAAAGCATTGCGTAAAGTGTGGGACGAAAAATTCAATGGCGTACATCCTATGACATTGAAAGAAGTGCAAGTCAAACATAAACAAAGTATGATGCAAAATCACGGCGTTGAACATGCTCTACAAAATGCATTGTTATTAGATAAAGCTAAGACATTAAAACTTGAAAGATATGGAAATTTAACGAATATCGAAAAAATTAAACAAACGAAATTGCTACGATACGGTTCAGAAAATTATAACGGACATGAAAAACGTACGATAACAAAATATAAAACTATAGTTGATACATGGAAACATTTAACTCCTATGTTTTCTGAAACAGAATTTACAGGAGTGGTTAATGGACAGTACTATGAGTTTCAATGTAATGTATGTTCACATCAATTCTTTGTAAATTTAAATAATGGATACATACCGCATTGTAAAATATGTTCCGCTGCAATACATTCAATTAATACACAATCGAACGGAGAAAAAGAAATTATAGAATTCATTAAATCAGTTTCAGATACTAAATTAATTGAAAGAGATCGTGTCATTTTAAATGGAAGAGAATTAGATATTTATCTTCCTGATGCTAATTTAGCTATAGAATTCAATGGCATATATTGGCATTCACAATCAAAATTAAATGATATTCGATATCATGTTAAAAAATCTGAGAGATGTGCTATAAGAGGAATTCGTTTGTTACATATATATGATTATCAATGGTATCAGAAACAAGACATTGTTAAATCACTGATACTATCTAAGATAGGTAGAAGTACTAAAATATTTGCTAGAAAGTGTACGATAAAGAAAATTAGTTCCGTGACTAAAAAAGAATTTTTAAATACTACCCATTTACAAGGAAATTGTAATTCTTCTATTAATCTAGGGCTTTATTACAATGACGAGTTAGTTGCGGTAGCTACTTTTGGAAAGTCTCGGTATGATAAAAAATTCGAATATGAATTATTACGCTTTTCTTCGAAATTGAATACAACGGTTGTCGGAGGATTTTCTAAATTACTTAAACATTTTATAAAAACATATCAGCCGAATAATATATTAACATACTGCGATCGTAATACTAGCACCGGTAATTTGTATTTACAAACAGGTTTCAGGTTAATTGATGTTTTAAAACCTAGTTATTTTTATTTTAAGGATGTAAATGTATATAGTAGAGAGGTATTTCAAAAACATATGTTGAAAGACAAGCTGCAATATTTCGATTCAGCCCTTACTGAATATGAGAATATGCAAGTTAATGGGTTTGATCGAGTATGGGATGCAGGAAATTATAAGTTTTGTTTAACTTTAAATTAACTATATCTTGTATATATTAATACTTGATAATGGTTTTTTAACTTCTTGATATATATAATAAATTAACTCTTTAATTAAAATATTGGTTTAGGACCAGTTATTGCTTCGGCAATTGAAACCTCGGGATTCGCTATCATCCGAGGTTTCCTTTTTATAGATTGTATGTATCGCGTATACATGAAAAAAGGCTATTCAATAGCCCTTTCTCATTTAAGTTAAATATCTAATGAAGAGTGTTTTGAAAAATCAGATTCCCATATTATTTTAAATTCATACCCCAATTTCTTAATATTATCTTCTCTGATCTTATCTTTTTTCCAAATTTCTGAAGCCGATAAATGTATATATCGATGATAATAATCGCCTGAATATTTCACTGGGTTACAGTGCCAATAATCTCCAAAAAATTCAACAATTAAATTTTTATCTGGAATGTAAATATCAGCGGATATTTTCAATTCTGGTATGTAATATTCCAACACTGCATTTGGATATTTTTCTTTAATTAAATTATATAAACGTTGTTGCGGTTTTGATATTCCAATGCCATTTGATTTTTTATAAAGGAATATGTTATGAACCCCATATTTTTCTAAACAAGTCTTTTTTACTTTATCTATATTATTATAAGTCTCACTACCGTACTTCTGTAATTTAGTATGTTTGGCTTTTTCTACATTTCGATAATTTTCGTCTCCGTATTTTTTCAATGTAGTAGCTTTTGATTTTAGTACATGGTCTGATAATGTAGTTGAATACATCCCGCCGTGGTTCAATAAATTACTTTTATATGATTTGCTCGTACGATCTTTGGAATTAAGTTTATTTTGAATTAATCGACATTTATCAGAACAGAATTGATTTTTTGTTTTTTTATAAACTTCAAATTCAGTATTACAAATTTTACAGTTTCGTATAGCCCGGGCGTTTATCATACGTAATACATCTCGGCATTTTATATTACATGTTTCTCTAAATCCTTTATTAAAATGCATAAATTGACAATCAGACTTGCAGACTATACATTTTCCAGTAGTGTCATCAGTTCTATGTAAATATCTATATAACTTTTCTGTAAATTTTTCTCCTGTGTATTTTGTATCAATTTCTTCGTAGAGGTTTTTATAGTGTACACGTAATAGTCTCGTAAAATTACATCTATTGTTTTTGATAAATGTTTTTAATTCTAAGTCATTCATATTTGGATAATTATTGTTTCTACCTACAAATATATATATGGCAATACATGAAAAAAGGCGGATTTCCCGCCTAATTTCATTTAAATATTTAAGTTAAATACTTAAGCTCCGGGGAATGTAGCTCCCGTAGGAAGAATGTTAAAGTCCAGAATAATAAATTCTGCAGTCTTGGTTGGCTGAAGAAAAAGCTGTCCCACCATAATGTTACGATCGATAACATCAGGAGTGTTATTTGTTTCATCCATTACAACCCGGAATGCATACAAGCCTTGTCTTTGTTGTACAGACTCCAAATAAGGATTAACAATATTAAGGAAACGATTTCTAGTTGCAGCGGTATTTTGTTCAAATACTAAATATTTAGTAGATGAAGCAATATATTTTTTAACTGCAATCAACAGCCTACGTACATTGATTCTATCCAATGCAGAAGGTTTGGCTTGAAGGGTTTTTTGTCCCCATACACAAACACCTACTCCAGGGAAAGTAGCGATAGGATTGATACGACCATCGTACAACGTATCTCTTTCTGATTGAGTTAAACGAGTATATGCATCGATTACAGAAGTTAATCCACCACGATTTAAACCAGCAGGTGCATACCATTCAGCGGATACTCTATCATTGAAAGCAAGCACACCAGGAATTACAACAGTGGGCGGAACCCATACAGGCTTATTGATGGCAGTGTCTAGAATTTTAACCCAAGGATAATATGTTGCAGAATAATTGTTATCAATAGTCTGAACACTTCCAACTGCAGTAGCAATGTTGTCTGTTAAACCTACTGGATCGAATACAAAGAATGTATCTGCACGATCGGTACACATATTATAAGCATAATCAATAACTGCAGGATGCAAAGTTTGAATTACGCCAGGTAATACTAACATGTTAATGTCAATTTCATCAGGATTGGATACAGTATCAATAGCATTGGTATATACTGAATAGTCCCGTGAACTAATACTTGCTAAATTATATCCTTGAGTGTTTGTAGCGGAAATTGAACTTCCTGCTAAAACCAATTTAAATGGCTGAGCGCCGTCAAATCCGCCTTGAAATGGTACAACGAATTTACGAGTATCAACAGATGTATTAGAAGATAAATCAATTGCACCGGAATATGCAGTGGATGGAGTTGGGAAATTAGCTCCTGCTTCTTGATTGAAATTACTCAACAAGAATTTAACATTGGAACCGGTAGAAGTTGTTCCTGTAAGTGGTCTTAAATAATTGCTGTTGTCTGTTCCAGCAAAATCAAAATCAAATCCGAAATATCTACGTTTGTTATACAACCCTCCGATAGTTTGAGCAGATACAAAAGAAGCAGCCGCGACATTTGCA